GGATAGCTTGTTAAACATTCTAACAAGGCAATTAACCTTCGCATACATACGAGCTGTCTGCTGAAGTACAGAACCAGATTCCTTATCATAGAAAGCTGGTTGAATATTCGTTTCTACCCACGGAGGGAGAAAGTTCACAAAGAGTTTATCCATGTAATTCCTTCAAAATAGGTGGTGGTTTTACCCACCACCTATATTAGTTATTATTGTTAAGCTACGGTAATGACAATGTCACCAGTTACCTTAGCAATCTTCACAACACCAGTAGATGCTGTGTATGCCTCAGAGGTGATGGTTGCACCACCCATAGTAACTGTAACGGTATCAGTTGCCAAACTATCACCACTAAGGGTGGTCTTGTAGGACTGACCCTCAAAGACCTTCTTACGCTTGTTGCTGGAATCAATACCACTCTTGAGAGTGTAGGTAACACTAAACTCATCAGCAATATCACCATCAGAAGTCTGGTCGCTAGAGATAACGAAGGCAACGGCGTTAGTCAAACAGCTATAGCCAATGGTCTGCCAGACATGGAGAATGTGATTGCGATAAAGACCCAAACCGTTCTCAAACTCACGGAAGGTGAAGAGGTCATCATAAACCTGGAAGAAGTTCTTATCAACAAGACATGCAATCATGCCTTCAACTGGCATGGAATCGACAATCTGTTTAACATCCGTGTTGAATGCCTGCAAGTCTTTGTGAAAAGCGTAGCTAAGTACATCAACATCACATGCTACATCTGTTGCATTATCGATGAGAAGTACCTGTTCGTCACGACCAGAGAAGGTAACGATTGGCTTAATATCCGTGCTCTGAACATCGGTGTAACCGTTCCAGTTCGAGTTAGGGAAGGTCATATCACCAGAGACAGTCTTAACAGCCTTGATGAATGCCTTAGCGTTAGCTTCACTTGCCTGTGGGTCAGCGACAGCAACAGCTTTCATTGCACCAGAGTTGTAAGCTTCTTCAAGCAACTGACGCATGATGACATACTCATCATACTCTGCAGAGTTACGAATGGTTGTAAAGAGGTTCTGAAGATAATCATAGGCACCTTCATAGCTCTTGAATGCTTTAGCCAAAGCTTCAGGGCTGTCCGTAAGGACATAGCTGTCCTGGCGATTCATACGATGGAAGATGGTCTTAGTATCTGGTAGGTTACGAGTCAAAAGACCTGAACCAGTCTGGTCAAAGGTCTGAGCCTTGATGAAGTTGTTGTAGACTTCCTCAGCACTATCACCAAAGGTCTTTTTACCCTTCTTGAACTTGCCAAGAGGGTTGCTCCAGCTCTTCTTGATTAGCATTGGAGCATAAATCATGTTAGCTAGAGTGTTAATAAATTCGTTGTACACAACAGCGTTGTTAAGGTCGGTGATGGCTTCACCAACTTCAGCGATGTTCGTACGAGTTGCTTCTGGAACACGGTCTTGATAAGCCTGTGAAGCATTATCACGGATGGTGTTCAGGAGTTCAATTGCATCCATTTTGATACATCCTTTTGTTAGTTAATATTATTGTCTTACCACTTAATGTTGGATAAGACATCTTCAAACTTTCGGCGAGGCTTAGACTCTTCCTGTTTCAGACCAGTCTGCTCTTCGATTGTTTGCTGTGGAGTCTTTTGTGAGCCTAACTGAGTAAATAACTTCATGTTAGCACTCCTAATCTTCTCCATTTCTATTACATCAGATTCATGTTGGGTGGTCAAGTTAGCGTTAGCATCAAACACAGGGTTAATACCCTCTGCAAGTTCTGCTAGTCCAGCCCTCATTTCCTCTGCTGATTCGAGAGTACCAAGCTCTTTTATCTTCTCCTCAAAGGTTTCTTTGTCCATTTTTCTTGCCTCTTTCTTCTATTAAATAGTACAAAATTGTACCTATGTTTATTATAACCTGTTTCTGGTTCTGATGGAGGTGTACCTTGCCAATTAGAGTTACGAAACACACCAAAGAAGTAGGCTAAATTAATAGAGTCAACTGTAACAGGGTATCCAGATCCGTTACCACGCTGGTTTTGCCCTAAACAGTTAAGTCTATCTGTACCATTGTAATCTTCATCAGCAAAACAAATATGACCAGCATAAGAGTATGGATTCGGTCCGATTACAACTATATCACCACGCTTAATATCATTTTTATTAAATACAGCGGTGAAAGGTGGAACTGCATTCGCACTTCTCATTAGCCTCCAGCAACCTTCAGCTGTTCCGTTACCAGTTTGAAGTATTAATCCATACTGCCAATAAAGTAAAGCACAAAAATCCCAACATTGATCTCCAAAAGCGTAATCAACATTATAACCATTATCAAGAGTAGCATCTCGCCACTCTTGGTAAGAATTATGAGGAACTATTACATATCCGTTATATTGTGCCATTAGACATAAAGTATAACAATACTTCCTTTCAATTCACCAATGTTAAGAGCTGTAGTTGACTTATTATAAATAATCAATTCTCCAGATGTTGTAAACTCTGCATAAATACACCCAACATTAGTATAGATTACTCCATAACCTGCGTAAGCAGGAAGGTTGTCTTGGTCACTTTGAGTATAAATAGTTGTATAAGACAATGATTGAAGAGTTAGTGAACCTTCAAGAGTTAAATAAACAATCCCTGTTCTACCCCTCCTTCTAATCTGGACATCCCCACCTGTCCAAGTGTTGCTGTCTATATCTGTTCCATCAGCGATTTCATCAAAGACAACAGTTGTGCTATCTACAACTCCTTGCAAAGTTCCTAGACCGTTTGTAAGAGTGTCTATATCATCGTTAATATCACCAATTTGATCGTTGATAGAACTGATGTTACCTTGAATAGTTGATATAGTATTTCCCTGATTCCCAACAGCTGTGGATAAGTTCCCAACATCTGTGGATAAGTTTCCCACAGTTGTGGATAAATCTCCTACAGTTGTGGATAAACCTGAAGTCGTTCCGTTAAGAGTAGAAATGTCTCCATTTACTTCCTGAAACTCAAGTGCAACAACAGCGTTTTGCACTGGGTGTGTAGAAGTTGTGGATAACTCATCATCAACATACACACCACCAAGAGTGGTCTTGGTAGCTTCCGGAAGCTCATAAGTTCCTGTCGCCGTTAAAGTACCATCAGAGCTAATAGCAAGACCAGTACCAGCTTTGACAAGCCCAACACTAGATGTACTAGCAATAGGTACAGATATATTACCACTATTATCAATGTTAATATTATCCCCAATTTTAACACCACCGAGAACAGACGATGATGCTGTAGGTAGTATATAATCTGCCACCAGAGGAGTCTCAACTGAGACATCCTCTTGGAGCAAACTGATTTCAACTTCTTCATTCATATTATTCTTCCTTCTGTTTGTTATAGTCTGAGGAACTTTTAACGAGAGCAAGACCAAGTATAGTGTTTAAAGCGCCTACAATAAGCTGGATTGTCTGATCTATTTCTGTACCAAAACTAAAACCCCAGATTTTACTAAGTCCTGCATATAACACCTGAATAAGAGGTAATACAACAATAGCGACAATCTTTAAAATATCGTAAACTTTATTGCTCATCGGAATTGCAACTCCATTGTTTTTAGCGTTGTCTGATATGTTTTTCATATCGGCTTCAATCTTCTGATACTCCTCATCAGATAAGCCTCTAGGGTTGTCTGCATCACCATCACTCGTTGGAGTTGGTTCTGGAGTAGGTTCTGGCTTTGGAGTAGGAGTGGGAGTTGGTTTAACAGATGGATAGTTTATTTCATTGATTTTATTTGCTAATTCGTTCATACGACTATATAAATAATCCCCCGGGCAATATGTTGGAGACCAATCTCTGTGTGCAGATAGTGTTGGATACACTCCGTCCGGATCAAACTTCACTTTACCTAAACCATTACGTTTTGCAATGTCTGCACAAAGTTTTGCCAAAGTGTTAAATGTTTCTTCATCTACTAACCAATCTGGCGCACCTGTACTGTTAACTGTTTCGATACCGATAGTACAACAGTTACCTGGCCAATCTCCACAATGCCATGCAGTATCTTCTTCTCTCACATACTGATGAACCTGATTGCCCTTAACTCCATAGTGAGCAGAACCCCCTCTACCTGCTTGACTAAAAACAGTACCCACTGAATCCAAACTGGTTGATGCAGCGTGATGAATTACAATACCGTGAATGGTATCCGAACGACCATGAGTATAATTAGTTTCATTCGCCCACCATTGTTTTGTAACTAATCCTGATTGACTCATATATTACTCCTGATTAAATACACTATCGTTTACAACAATATAACCACTTAATGGGATGCTCGGAGTGTCTCCGATCGTGTACCTTAAGTCATAGATATACATGCCAGCATCCAATGACAATATATCTGTAATAGAGAAGTCTACTTTATATTTTCCTGTTTCAATCTTAGTGATGCCATCACCGATACTCTTTTCAATAAGCATCGGAAGACTGTAGTCTTCCTTAATACCAAAATCCATAGTCGTAACATCTTGATTCAGATTCTTAAATGTTACAATGAAGCTGAATGTTGCTCCACGCTTGACCTGAAAAACTTTAAGCATTACTTATTCTCCTTCTTCAAGGCTTTGAGTGCCTTCTTAATACTCTGAGGGATAGGAACACCTGCTTGTCCAAGATTCTCAATGATACTTAAGCCTTCATTTGCTACAAAATAATAAATAACCAGAGTCCTAATCGCTCCAGTTTCTCCAGTAACTCTATCTACAAGTACAGCCAGCATCACAATAATCAAAATAGCTACTTTCTTAACGATTCCCCTGAAACCAGTCTGTGATGATAGTTGCTTAGTTACATAAGCCTTAACAACACCACTAATGTAATCAAGAATAATAGCTATCAAAAGACATATCATAGCCACATCTAGTCCTCCAACTAGATATACGAAGGTTGTAAGTAGAGTTGCAACAATGCCATTATATATTTCCTTCATAATTTCAGTATAGCACAAGCTCAAAATAAAGCCCTCTCGCATAGGGCTTTATTAAATGCTCATAGTCATCTTAAGAATCTCATAACATATAGATTTAATCAAGATGCTCTCAAACCTCACACACCCATCTTTGTAAGCTTGTATGAATCTATTGAAGTGAATTGAGTGACTTCGATTCTTCAAGAATAGAGTGTTTGGTCTGTGGTCTTTCATGGTGATTGAATAGGTAATCGGATAACTTGGGTCTACAGCTTCGCTTACCCACATCAAACCTTGTAACACATCAACCCACACACCATACTTCCTATTTTTATATATGAATGTGAAGTAGAACTTGGCTGTTGAGGAACGCTTCTCAACGAAGGTTTCATCATCATTCACAAACTCATTGTGGATTGCAAAGTCATCATAACCTGTACCCTTAATGATTCCATAGAACTCATTTTGCATCTTGGCTTCTACCATCTCTTGCTTAACAGCGTTCTCTACAATCATTGGTCTGGTAGGATGATGCCAAATATATTTTCCGTTACCATCAGGCTTATCCATGCTAGGCATCTTCAAATCCCAGAATAAGAAGAATGGGTTGTTGATGCTCACGGAGTTGGAGAGCATGAATAATACACACCTAGGATGTTCTGTGCCTGGTCTGGCTACAGTCTCGTAGAGGTTAAGCAAAGTCTTTGGCTCATTCCTTAAGTACCTCTGGCTTGATGATTCTTTGTCCAACATGAACTCATCATAGATAATCATGGTGACACTTGGGTAAGATATTGACTTCTTGTTATCGGCTGTCGACAACACCAAACCATAACCACAGATGTCATCTTCAGTCCAGCTGACTTTAGTGTCCTCTTCGGTTTTAAGCCTACAGTACAACTTACTTCCATCAACCCTGAACTCGTAATCAGGGAACTCATTATTCTTCACAATATCCTTGAAGAAGTTAGGTAGAGAGTCCTTAAGGTCATCTGTGTATCGCCTAACATAACAGAACTGCTCACCCTTCTTGATGAAGTTAAGGATAGCCCTCTTCTTACATCCATAAGACTTACCAGCTGAACGGTTGCCGACAATAACATAAAAGAGGGCATTGTGAGTCAATGTCCTATCAATATCCCAATATTTATTTGTAGTAACTGTCATAATTTCCTCTGCTTAAAAGAGGCTCTGGACTCAGACAAGATGGGCAACCAACCCACCAGCTCTCAGTAGCTCTTCACTATGGTTCTTCAAGCTGTTTCCAATCCGAGCAACCCAGACACCTCTTAACATCAGTATATCACTTCTTAATTGTGAATGTGCCATCAATAAGGACTGTACCACCTGACACTACCTTTGGTGTTTTCTTGCCGAAGTAAGTAGCACCAATTTTGAAGTTGTTGAATGTAACTTGGTCATAACAGGTATCAGGCATGCCTGCAACAGTTATCTTCATGTGCCAATCCTTAGGGTTAGGGTTATCTACATCCTCAGTAAGATTCTCAATATAACACTTCTGCCTTAAGAACTTGGCTTTGTTGAACTTACTCTCCAACGCCCAAGCACCAAGCCTATAAGGGTCAATGTCCAATCCTTCAGGCAACTTGAAATCTGGCGAATCGAGGTGCAAACTGTCAGTGTCCCCATAGATGAACTGAATGTTACTCTTGCCTGCACGATAATCATCCTGCACCTTCTGAGCTGATGTGATTGTCTTTCTCCTTGCATAGCTAGTGATAAATGAAGCCATCGCAATGTACAAACCTTTCTTCGGCTTTGGTTCATCAAGGTAATATTTTACATGACCATCTGTATCAAGATATGGCACTTTGTTAATGTTCTGAATATCCTGTCCAAACTTGCCATAGAGGGAGTTTAGCATTCTTTTGGCAATAAATCGTTTACCCTTGTTTCCTTCCTTTCCAGCTTTAATCTTCTCCTCAGTCCAATGATCAATGTATGAATCAAACATCCCAGAGCTAGCTTTGAACTTCCACCCTGAATAATAAGTGATATTAAATACATCATATTGTTGCATGAACAGCTCAAAGTCCACCGAATTAAGGCAAAGCACAACCTCTTCTCCATGACTTGATGTCAGATACTCGTTGCCAACAAATGACAAGCTGTGCTTAATCTGAATGGTTGGAATCTTATCCTTCTTAAGCTCAAACTGACAGCTGAACATCTGAGTGTAGAGAGGATAAAGTGGGTCATACTGATATTGACCTTCAAAGAATATTGGAGTGCCAAAAGGGAAGGCATTGTTAGGGTCTCGCATCACCGAAGGATAAAGAGAGTTAACATCCAAAGTGACACCATTTCCAACAACCTTTCCAGCAAACTCTGGATTTAGGTAGGTAAAGCCACCACGATAGCTCTGTTTCACATCCTTGTGATACTCAGGTGTAGGATACCACCTTGAGAATGTTCTTTTGCCAATAGTCTGCTTGTACTGATCCAAAGCACAAGCTCCAATAGTCATCTTGGTCATACCCTCATCAAACATGATTTTCAGAGCCTTAGCTACAATCTGTACATCCTTCTTGATGTAATCTTGCTCAACTTCAGATATTGGTGAACCTTCTGGCAAGCTATTGTGAAGGTTATAATCAATCTCACCTTTAGCTTCTTCAAGACCAAATGTCTTTGGAATTTCCTTAACTCTCAAAGGGATTAGCTTAAGCGAATCCCTGATTGTCACCTTCCTTACATTCTTACCCTTGCGATAGAAGATAATCTCGCATTGGTACACAATACCCTTGTCGCTAATCATTGTGTTAAAGGTCTTAGTCTGCCTATCACTACTCTCAGTTGTGTGCTTAAAACCAAGCTTAAACAATCTATCAATGATGAAGCTTAAGTCGAAGGACAAGTTGTGGAAGAAGATTCGAGGGTTGTCCTTCTGCTCAGCACACCAGTCAATGAAGTCATCAATCCTAGTTCCGATGATGACTTCATCTGGCTCATCAATGTCACAGATGGCATAAGCCCAGACCCTACAATCCTCTGGATTTGTAGTGGTCTCAAAATCTGCCATGTATTGTTTCATCCTTATCCTTGCTTAATTTTAGAGTCCAGCGATAACGCTGGTGAGTGTTGGACTTAAGTCCAGAATGCTGTCACTTGCTGTCCAGTAGCCTTCTAGCTCAGCGACATAATTCTTGTAATCATCTGTACCTTTCTTTGGTGGATAAGCCCACTCGAAGGCATCACCCTTAGCTTCAAACTTAAGATAGAAGGCTTCAGCTGGCATTCCCTTGATATTCTCAATTACTTGCTTGATGTCTGCTGAATCAAAATTCTCTTCAAGAGTCCTGATGTAATTCTGCTTGAGCACATCGTCACGCTCATTGTAATAAGTGTCTTTAGCTTCCATCTGTAATGCTCGCCACTTCCACTTGATGTCCTTTTGCGATTGACCTCTAGTGAATGCTTGTGTTGGCTTGAGCTTATTCTTCTCAGCCAATCCCATACCAAAACGCTGACCAAGTGTATACCCAAGCTTACCTGTTGCATTCATCATCTCTACAGCGTTAAGTGTTTCTAGCCTGACATTCCTTCTTCTGTTGATTGTCTGAACCAACCGAGCTTGCTCACTCTTCTGCCAAGCTGTTGTCTTTGCTCCATAGTCGCTTGGAAGCTCTACAATTCTCTCAGCTCCCCTCCTGCTGAATCGCTTGAGCATGTTAAGTTGCCTGTTATAATCCTGCCTTGTACCGATCAACTCCTTAACCTGTTGCACACTCAAACGATTCTCAAATTGTTGTGTGCTTTCGTTCCAGTATTGAGGAAGAATGTTAGCATTATCAGGATTTTTCTTTACAAGTCTCCTTAGCTTGTCATTGAAGTTCCTTACTACTCTTCTGAGTTCCTTTTCATCTTGCTCTCGCCACTTAATGTTATATTGTCTAGGCATGTCATAATCTTTCCATCAAAGTTAATGTAACAACCTCTGTTCTCAATTTTCCTGTACAGATTGAAGTCAGCCAAGAATGTACAATCAATCTTGAACTTAAAACGCTTATAAATATGATTATAAATCATGCTCCAATTCTTTTGGCGATTCTTGGTAAAATTATCCAAGTGTAACTTCGAACTAAAGTTGAAAGTTACAACTTTACCATCGTGAAAGTAAGTATAAGTATAAGGGCTATATTCGAGCCTTTTACAGACTCCGTTGCGAGTTAGTAATTTATCCATTGTGTTTTCCTCCTAATTGTTCTACAAGGCTAGTAGCTAAGCTACATGCTACTGTGATGCTCTTGGTACGAGCATACTCCAGAATGTAGTTGAGTTGTTCTTGGGTGAGTGATAATGTGATTTTCATGTTATTCTCCTTCTATGTTTCTGATTACTTCTTCTAAGTGTTCGATTTCACACTTAGAGAGGAAGGCATCCCTCTCTATATCCTTTAGCAGAGCTTTCTCATGCTCTAGTTCTTCTTTTAGCTCTGCTAGATTCATGCTTCCTAGGTCTTTCATGGTTAATACTCCTTAAAACTCAAAACCTGTCTTCTCACAATATTCATTGATAACCTTCATTAACTTTTCTGAAACTTCAGCGTAATCTCTTAAGAATGCTACACTAATCTCAATATCGCTAATGTTTTCACTATTCTTAAATTGCTTCCTATGGTAATTGAAGTTGTTTTTAAGATACTTTGCAAACTCTTCAACCTTCTTAATGTTTGCTTGTGTTTCCATGTTATTGATATTACTCATTTTCCTTTCCTTGCTTATGTTACCTCTAGTATATATGAATATTTTTGGCTTTGCAATAGTATTTTTCTACATTTTGCTTGTAATATTTACAACGCTTGTTCGGTTTTTGTTCGGTTTGGAGTTTTCCACAATTGCACAGGCATTTTTCCACATTTCCACTTTTGCACAGGGCTTGTGTAAAAGTGCCGGTCGTGATACAATATAGTTGACGAGTTGTCAAAGGGGAAGTGTAATCAAAATTTATAGGG